GTCATTTGCCAACTATATTCTTCGGGATCAAACTCGCCCGGTTCATAGGAAACCAATTGCACCCAATCGTCAGTAAAGTATATATGGAGTGTTCCCTTTAATCCCGCAAAGGATTCAACCATTATGAACTGAACACCCGTTCCGTGAGATGTGACAAACTCGTTGTCAATGTATATGCTTCCACCCGAAGCATAGCACTCGTGACTTGTTCCGTCTTTGCCTACCCACGATACTCGTCTATCCGTTCCAACCGTTGAACCTTCTCCGCCAAACACCCCAACATGTACCCACGCCCACCCGAAAGTGAACGATGACCAAGAACGGTCATAATTGATAAGTGAAAAGGCACAGGAATACGAAGGGCAAAGACCAAGCTGAATATCGGTCTCGCCATTAAAGTTTTCGGTTAAAGTAATTCCGTCAGAAGTTATGCTTTCGGCACGAAGAGTTTTTGTCCCAAAGTCCACAAAAACGTCCTGACGTTCCCCGCTTGCAACTTTTGTATAGTAATTTGGATCGGCTTGATACATAATTTTTGTCCCTTTTTGTACTTATGCCCTAATTCTTTCTATTTTGCCCTTATTTGCATTTATGCCCTCTATACGATAACTTTATCGTTAAAAGGTTTTTGAGTGCCTTAAAAGGCAAAATACAAAGCACTTTTTTGCTTAATATTCAATAAAAGTTAGGGAAATCGGTTTGTAGACAATATCGCCCGATGTTTCGTCAATATTGTAGATTTCAAACTTAATATCAGGCATATAAAACGTTCCCGACTTATAACTTGACGTGGTCGTGTCATAATATTCTATCGTGAGTGTCCTTGATGCCGAGTCAGAGTATGCCCCCGATAGTGTCGTCATTAAACTAACCTTCTCCGCTTCATGTAGATAAGGTGTCTTGACCTCTATCTTGGTTGCCGTATGCGATAAGACATTACGCACAAGAACTCCGTAAGCATTTCTGCCGGAGTCCAAGTCCATAACCTGATTTGGTGTTATCGCATACGACTCAAGTGCTATATAGTTAAGAGGGAGTTTCCCGTTGGATAGTTTGATTAAACCCTTTGTGTTGTCATAACTCATCCTATTGACCTCGCATAAAGTTGATTTGACTTGTTAACTACATTGCCAAGCGTTGCTGACGGATTGATTGTTAATTCCTTATTCAGTAATTGACGAAGCAAAGAGTTTTGTTCGGCAAGGAGTGTGTTTTGCTGTGCGTTGGCATTTGCGACACCCTGCGATATTCCTGCAACGATTTGGTCGTTGTTGGCAACAGCCGTATGTCCGCCCATTGTTCCAACCATTTCAGGCCCCGACTCTCTTGCTATGAATAACTCGCCCGTATCAACAAAACCACCATTTGCATAAGGCGTGTAATTCTTGTAATAACTTATGGACGACATCAGGTCGTTAAATTGTTTCTTTACTTCGGGTACGGATGCTGCCGTAAGGGATATTTTAGAAGTGACCGAGTAAGAGGTCGCAACTTTGCCATTTAGATAGTCGAGTGCATTCCGAACCGCTTGAATCTTATTGATGGAATCACTTGTGTTGACCGTTATCGTGGGGTTGGCTGTGACATTGTTAAGTTGCGTAAGGGCCTTGCCAATGATTGTTGCATTTTCCCTACATTTGTCGGATGCTTCCTTTAACTTTCCCTCAAGGTCTGTGCCGAGTAAATCGTCAATCCACTTCGTAAGAGGGCTTTTGGCAATTATGTCATGCACTGCCGCCATTGTTACGGCTGCAATCATTTGAAGTCTCAAAGCAATCTTTGACACGCCGAGAATAAAATTAAGCAAACCATTGTCTACTCCGTTCTTATCGTAGGCGAGTTTCAGTTTGCAAAGAATTGATATTCCCGTATCTTTCTCATCAACCTCAAACCCGTTTTCCTCAAGATACTTTACAAGATTGTCGTAGGCTGCCTTTATTTTAGCGTGCGAACTATCAACAAGCGTGCCTATCCATCCACCGAAGATGAGTCCAACCGTAAGGCCAATAGCAGCACCTACGGGGCCTGCGATAACTCCACCGGCGACACCGCCTAATGCACCACATAAAGTGGACACTACGGTCTTGACCTTTTCCGTTCCCGTAAGGGTGTCCCAATTCATCCAACCCGTGAATGCTAATCCCGCATTAGCAGCGATCTCGTTAATTAGATTATCTCTAACCTTTTCGGTTGTGTGTCTAATGTTTGAAGCGGAAGAGTCTGCCGCGGAAGAGTCTGCCGATGAACTTGACAAAAGTGAGATATTATTTAACTCGTCAAAGCCCATTAACTCTTTGACTTCTTTAGCCGCTTTAGAGGTTTCTTCTGCAGCATCACTCCACGCAACAGCGACCTTAACCGCCTTGAGATAAGTTGTTTGCCCTGCGAAAGCCGCATACATCTCGGCAAGGCTATTGAACGCCTCTGCCAACCTGTCTAATATCCACGTAAGAATAGGTATCATCGGTTGTAGTGATGTTACAAGCATTGATGCAAACGATGATGCAAGGTATGTTGCAGAGGTCTTTAATCCGTCAAGAGATTTAGCAAGGTCGCCGTCTATTGACTTGGAGAACTCATACATTGCGGAGATCGCCTCACGGACACTCTTGATTATTCCTACAACCGCCATACGAAGCAAACGGAATACAAACGCCCTTACAAAGGTCTTACCAAGTTTTGCAACCGTAGAAGTAAGGAGAGATACTTTTTCGCCCGTATCTTTTGCTTTGCTTCCTATCCCCTTGATGCTTTCGCCTGCACCTTCGCCTTTTATGGAAATATCCTTGAGTCTATCCTTAAGTTTATTTATTTGTGATACCGCCGCCGTGGTGTCAGCGGTTACCTCAAGATTTACGCCCTGAATCGTTACCATTTAGCAATCTCAAACTTTCTAATTGATTTATGACCTTCCTGCGTTCTATTTCTTCGTCTATCTCGCCGGAAATGTTTATAGGTTTATCGGGGTAATTTTTCGGTTGTTCGCCCTTGCCCCTAAAAGCATTGCCAAGTGCTGTGCATAATGCTTGGTAGGTGTAAAGCCCTTGCAACCAATACCCGTTGTTCTCTTGTTCTTGTTTAAGTTTGTGATATTGACGATAGGTCTTAACGAGGTCAGGCACACCATCCCAAAACTCTGTGGGTGTCATTCCCATTACCATATAATAGGGAAGTTGTGCCTCAAAGACCTCGGTAAAGCTTGTTAAAGAACTATCGCCACTTTGGAGTTTTTTGACTTGTCCTCATCCTCGCTAATGAGTGCGTTGATAGGTTTCATATACAACTCAACAAGTGCCTCTAACTCCGCTTGCGTAAAACCACCCATTTCATCAATGAGTCTATCGGTATCAGCGTGTGTCATGTCCCTATGGTGCATACGAAACGCATAATAGAATAGGTCTGATACAAAGGTAACAAGGTTGTCCGTTTGTCCTGCCTTTCCTATATCAAAGCCCTGTGACTCCGCATACTTAACCGAATTACGATTAAACTCTAAAGTGTACTCAATGCCTTTTACGTCATCTTTTACAATCATTTCATTTGCCTCCTATGATTGATTTAGGTGTCGGCAGCCGCCCAAACAGCACCGCCCTTATATGTAAGTGAAGCGTTAATCTCAAGAACTGAATCTACTTCAGCACCGCCAAATAACAACTCACTTGGTTCAGCCATAAAGTAAAAACACTTTGCTGTGTCGGTTGCATCACTACCCGTCTTGAAAAGGAAACTTGGAACGTAGAACTCAACCCAAAGTGCCTTGTTAGCGGCCTTTGCGGTTTCCCACGCATCTGACATTGCCTTCCAATCGTCACGGAAAGTGGTGTAATCGTTTGCCTTAATTGAGAGTGTTGAACCGGGATCGGCAAGACCACGAATGTAGGTCTTAAGTTTGGTCTCGGCAAGTGTGGTTGTGTCAAGTGCTGACGGTTCTGATGAGATTTCAGGGAGTGACTTAACGCCGTGAATCTCTGCATAACCTGTTACGGGACGTGTGCCGGCGGTTACTTCAACGGCCCACTTCATCTTAATACCTAATGTTGATAATTCAGTTGCCATTTTTCTTTACCTCTTTCTCTTTAGTTTCTTTTTGTTCTTTCGGCACTTCGGCACGACAATGCGGACATACATCCTCAAAGCCGCCTTCATACCCGCAATAAATACAAATCATAATGTATCTCCTCCGCCGATGAGTCTTGTGTATCGGGATACTACCCTCATAACACGGCTATCGGCATTGTCTATTATTGACCTATAAGTTTGACGGAAACCCTTCGCCTTAAAGAGTGTAGAAACACGATCCGTAAGTGAATTGGCTTCCGTTAATTCTGTTGAAAATGCCTGAACCTCATAACTAACTACTCTTTGTGAGTCATCCATAGTTAAGGTGTTTCCCGATTTAGGTGAACTCTCGTCTATGCAAAGCACATAAACACACGGAAGCGAAGGAGGTGCTGCCTCTCTCTTTCCCGTAATGTAAATAGTTTCCCCCGTTGAGGGAAGGTTGACCGATATGTAGTTGAATATTTGATTATTACTTATCAAAGACTCTCCTCGCTATTTTCTCAAACTCGTTAAGTGCTATCCTTTTAGAGTTGTACATAGGCATTGTCGCAGGTGTACCGTAGGTCGTATAATACGAACCCCCGTCCTTGAATTGCCATACATCATTACTACCCTTGCCACTTCCGTATTGACCTATTCCTACCACTCCTGCAGGCTTGGGTTCGGGATAACTTCCGTCATTGAAGTGTACTCCTGCACCAAACTCCATAAAGATTATGCCCTCGCCTTCGGCTTCAACATAACACCCATAAGGTGTGTCTAATTTAATAATAGTGGGAGGTGCAATGGGATATGAATCCCCACCTACCACCTCAACGCTGTAAGGAAGCCATGGATAAATCGCCTCGGCATTACTCTTTATTTCATCGCCTAATTCCCTCGCAAGGCGTAGACCTCTTTCGGGTAATTCGGCTATAAACTCATCAAGTGTCATAATCTCTGTAAGGCAAGTGATACGTGGTTAAGGGATACCGCCTTACGGGTAACCCTGTACTTGATGTCTCCGTCAAGAATAAGGTCATCCTCGTTTATATCAGGGTATCCGTCATACACAAGGATGTGTGAATAACCTGTGAAATTACCAAATGGTTCAAGAGATACACTCCCGCTTGCGGGCGAAAGTGATGCATAAAAATCTACGGGTTCTGAATAGGAAATCGTGTGTTCCCCCGTTCTAAATCCGTCATTGTCTAATTTATCCGTCATACCCATATATGTTTTGTGAGAAAGTCTCTTGGCGTTTTGTAATAGGCAATTCATATCTTCGCTAAAGGAATTACATTTCTATGAATGTACTCAATCATATCTGAATAGTTAAAGGTTCGGTTGACTCCATTTTCGGAGTGAGAGTTTTCTCCCACTCCGCCAATGAGTCCTATGCCGACGACACAAGCCATTGCCTGTACGGGACGATACTTTTCAGGAAAGGTATCACTTCCATACCAATTCTTTATCTCGGTCTCGGCAAAATTGAGATAGGTCAAAATGGTATCGTCAGCCAAAGTGGTGGATGGAATCATCGCCCTAATATGTTCAATTAAATCTGCACTCGTCATAATGACCTACCTCAAATTGTTATATTTAAGACTTAACAACGATTGTTGCATTACCTGATGCAACCGCCTGACCACCACCATTTACGGAGATAACCGTAATCTTGTTTCCTGATGTAAGGCCTTCTACATTAGTTACACCTGACTCAATTGCTGTCCAACCGGTAAGGTCAAGGATTTCCTTGTAGGTAGGTGTAGCAGCGGCGGTAGCATCCTTGTAGTAAAGCTTCTCGCCACTTCCTGCGGTGTAAGTAATGGTAATCTTGGAATCGCCTGTTGCTGTTCCCGCTGCTGATGCTACGGTTACACTACCAAGTGAACCACTTGCCTCAATCTCAACTACAGCAATGCCGTCAACATACTCGGCAACAACTGAAAGTCCAAGAATTGCGAAGCAATCTGATACAGCGTGTGCATAGTTGCCCTCGGTATGGAAACCGATAAGAGGAGTGTCTCCTGCAACGGTGTACTCAAGGCCTGCTGCTGCGAATCCGCCATCAGAGGGATCAACATAGTACATGATGATGTTCTCAACAGGTGTAGCAATAACCTTGCCACTTGCGAGACAATCGTCAGCACAAAGGAAGATTACATTGTATCCCATAAAGTTGCGGATATAGGTATAACCAAACTCGGTCTGTACGGTAACGGTAGCAGCACCAAGATAGCTATAGAAATCCTTGATGTTCATAAATCCAACAACGTCTGTGCAGGTAAGGTGTGCTGCAGCAAATCTATTGAGAACAAGTCCCTTTGCCATAGCAAGTGCAGCTTGGAAAGTTGTCTCAATGTAGGTCAACTCGCCATCGTTGAGGAATGAATAGAAGTCGTGAAGGCATACGGCCTGTAACTCATTGAGGAATGCCTTATCGGTTTTCTCAATAGCAACATCGTAACCATATGTCTTGATTGCCTCTGCGGTTACACCCTTTGCCCACTTACGAAGTGCCATCTCGGTAAGGGGAATCTCCTGTACCTGTGATTGGCTGTAAGGAATCTCATCGCCTTCTGCAACACTACCACTCTGAAGTGTTACAAGACCTCTCTTTGCCTTAACCGCTGAACCTAATTCCTTACGAACAGGGCGTGAAGCACCGATGATGTCAAGAAGTGCCTGTGCATTAGCACCGAAACGTGTTACGAAATCAATTTCTCTTGCGGTCACGTTAATGTGATCCGTTTTGGTTGTTCTGTCTTTTACTGACATAATAATTACCTCTCAAATAATTCAATATTTTCTGCAATCGCCTTTTGGCGATCAGTTGCATCCTTAATTGCAAGTATTTGTTCCTTTGTCATTTTGGAACTTCCTCCGGCAGGCGGAGGTGTCATACTCTTTAGGGCATTTGCAGAGTATTCTTTTGCCTGTCTTTCCTGAACGCTATGCTGTACGGCAAAGACCTTGTCCATATCTCCGCCAACGAGTGCTTCGGCTGCGGCGGTTGCTTCTTCATCTGTGTACTTGAGTCCTAAATAGTTATTGCGTACCGCTTGTATTCTCTCGTTATGAGTTAATATCTCTACCTGCTTACGCAATGACTCAACCTCTTCCGCCCTCTCGGCTTCCTTCTTTTCAGCTTCTGAAAGAGAAGCCCTTGCCTCGTCCTTGTACTTCTTTGCTTCGCTGTTTGCTTTGGAAAGAAGTGTCTTGAGATTGTTAATCTCCTCTTTATTGTCGGGAACATCTATTCCTAACAATACGTCTCTCTGCTGTTCGGGAGTCATTTCATCCCAACCATCAATTTTAGTTGTGTCAACTTTCATTCAATTGTCCTCCGTTTTTAAGGGTTTTCATCCCTTTTTCCGTTTATATGAGTTGTCTCTCTTTTGCGATTAAAGACTTCCCTGTCTATATGTTAGAATGCACCTACAATTCGCATTGTTTGATGCATTGCTAAAGCCGTGTGGATAAAGTGCTTCGTCCCCGTCTACCGTAGTAAACTTTTCATTTATCGGGAGTGTCACACCTTCTAATAACCAATGGGTATCACGAACTCTTAAATCGTTCATCGTTACCCATGTCTTTAGTATGTCCTCGTCTTTTACTAATTCGGCGGTTTCAAAACCACCTTCGTTTAACGCCCTTATGCCCTCACTATCTATGAGTGTTATCAGGGCTTCGGTATCTCCGGTCTCAACATACTTGTCAAACTTTTGTCCTATCGTCTCGCCACTATATTCCTTGTCTAAAGACTTGGCTTTCGGCGTAAGGTCTATGCCTAATTCCTTTTGACAATCGGTCACACCCATTACATAAAGGTATTCAAGTATGTCAAAGAACTCCGCTTTTAGTTTCTTCGGGTTGATATTCTCAACCTTCAATTCCCGTATTACTGATATTAGGTTGTTCAGCTTGTCGAGATTCATACCATTTCATTCCTGCGGCATATGCTTCTTCGGGATCAATGAATAATCCACAAGCGGTATATGCGTATTTTGGATCTATTTTGTCATTATTCAGCATTGCTATAAGCACTTGACTCTTGGTAGCAATGTTTTCGTAATTTCGTCTTGTAAAATGTGGTTCTACTTGACTTACCTTAAGGTCAACACCGCCTAATGTACGAAGGATAGTAAACACTACCTTGCGGAGTTTTCGGTCTGACTCCTTGTACATTGCTTCGGTTACCTTTGCAGCGGTCTCGGCTGCTGTCCACCCGTCACGATATACAACAGCAATTCCGTTTGAACCTGAATCGCTCCCGTTTCGGGAAGGCATAGAACAAATGGTAAGAACCGCATCGTAAAGGTCGTCTTTGAGGGTTTGGGTTTGTGATTGGTTTAACTCCTCGCTGATGACCTTTATATCGGCGTTCATTCCGTTAACCGACTTGAGTGCTATAAGTCCCGCCTGACGTATGGTATTGGCGGTGGTGTCATCGCCTAACTCCGCATTGTAAAGCACCAACAACGATTGAACGAATTGGTCTACGGAGTCCATACGTGACGAGTCAAGGTTATTGATTTCGTTAAGAAGGTCAATAACCAACTCAAAAGCACCTATGCGGGAATTATTAGCAGGGTATTCAATAATCGGTATGAGACCAAGAGGATTGGGTTCTCTCTTGATTGCATCGTCAATGACGGTGTATTTCCACTCGTTTGTATATACCGTATAAACGGTATCGTCTCCTACTTCGCTTACATATACACCTGCTAATGCTTCGTGGAATATAGAGGAAGAATATATAATAAAAGCCCTATCGGGATTTATTACCGATAACTTGAAAGGACACTCCTCATCATCTGACGGAAGTGCAATAATGTATGATGTGCCGGCTATGTTCATCCACTCAACCAACTCCTCGTCAAGTGTTGCTTTGGAGTTGTATTTCATAAAAGTATTGAGTTGATTAACCGCCTCGGTTACATCATCATTGGTATCTGATATGTACTGGATAGGTTCGCCAACGAGATAGCCCGTCTTAAAGGTTACAATCTCCGCTGCCCTGTTCTCACATACGATATGGTTTATTTCGGGGCGGACATCCTTTGTCTTGGACAAAATGTCCTGTTTGCCCTTGTAATAGTCATATAGGTACTGAATATCTTTGACATTGGTGTTGAATGTCTTTAAGGCATCAGCAAGCACCTCAAGGATATTGGATGTATCTATTTTGGCTATATCAGTTTCAATTATTGTTCTGCCGTAAAGACTCATAGTTTCTCCTAAACTAAAAAAGCTGACAAGTTGCCCTTATCAGCTTCTACTTATTGTATGCGATTTTTGTGCGTCAACTAATTGTCTACAAAGTTAAACAATCTTATACATATTGAGATATTAGAAAAATCTCTTGAGGATTTCCACCTTCCCCATTACCAACTCCCTGATTTGATTTTCCAAAAGCGACAAGGAATCGGGTGCATCATCATGTGCGACCTTTCCCGTTCGGGTGTAATTAACGATCTCTTTCATAAATCGTGCATATTGACTATTCGGTTCGTACAACGATTTGTCCAAAAAGTAAAAGTGTTCCAATATTCCCGCTGATGCCAACTCAATCCTCGTCCTCTTATTAGATAAAGTCCTTTTAGTCCTTATGGAACACCTACCACCCATTTTCCTGACCATTTCGTCTACATCTCTCGCATAGTATGTTCCCGCAAGATTAGACTCAAATACCGCAACCGATACATTATGTTCCACAAGTTTGGTCGCCACTTCGGGCTTTGTGTATTCAGGCGTGGAATTGTCAAACACCACGTCCATTATAAACACGTCCTCGCCATAGATATATGCTATCGGGACAGCCGTAGAGTCTCCGCCACCTTCCGCCGTATCACATACCGCTAATACGGAGTCAGGTTCTACGTCAGCAGGCAACTCAAAGAACCTCTTTAAGTCTCTTTCGGGGAACAATACGCCCTTTGCCTCAAAGGGTTGCTGTTGAAACTCCGCTGCAAATTGCTGTGGCGAAAGGGATTTCCTCTCGTTAATGAAATACTCGCTTGTGAATACCTGACGTTCCAATGACGGAGAGTAAAACTCATAGTTTGACTTGTCATCGTCATCAAGTGCCGGTATCTCTATCTTTTTCCACTTCCAACCCTTTTCGTCTGCCATCTCTTGGAGTCTGCCGATATTGTCATATAGTGAATACCTCGTTCCACACGCAACAATGGGTGTGCCTTCTATCGCACGTCCTAATATATCTCCGTTTATCGTATTCCACTTCTCATCTAACCTACGGCGGTTTTGTGCCTCTATGTATCCTTCAACGCAATCGTCAAGGTATAAGAGATTAGTTGCCTCTGACAAACCGACCTGCGTGGCATCTATGGAACGACACATAATAGTCGGGAAACGGGACTTGGTTTGTAGGTTAATTACGTGCAAGTCGGCGTTTGTTTCACATATCTTCGCCGTAGGGAAGATGTCATAATATGAGTATTGCGGATCGGTCAAATACTCTAAACACCCTTTATAAAACGAGTTAATAAGGGCATCTCCCGCACCTTCCATAAGTGTGGCATTTTGGGGCCTTCTTCCACTCATAAACAAGGCAAAGTTAATGCCTAACTGACTCTTGCCCGCCCTCTTAACCAATGAGATAGTAAGTAATTGGAGTTTCCCGTCAGCCACTTCCTGATAGGCATCTACAATCGGCTTTAGGTATGCCCTACGGGGCAGATAGAACTTCGCCTTAAAAGGTCTATCCCACTCGTTCACAATCAGGAAATCCTCAAACTTGTCCTTTGCCGAGATAAGATACGATTTCTTTAAGACACGATATAACAATGCATCCTTCTCTACCTCTTTCGTCATCTTCTCACGGAAACTCAAAAGGGATTCATAGTCGCCCTCAAGATACATTAACTGAAGGCAATCAAGGGCTTTGCCCCATTCCTTATTCTTGAAGAAAACCTGATATGCCTTCTTTAATTCCATAGTATTGCTTCCTGATTTCCCTCTACCCATTCCATCTCTCCGTACTTGTAATTACCACGATATAACTCCTCGTTCTTTAGTATGCTTTGAATATTCCCGAATGACCACGCATGACCATTCTTCTCTATTCCGTTATCTCTTAACCAATTCATTATGCCGTTTATCTTTAGTCCACTATCCCTTAAACGAAAGATTAAACGGACTATCTCGGCATCTCGGTTCGGTCGGAGTTGACCATTGACCGTATCATACCCGAAAGGCGTTCTCCCTCCGGCATATCCCCCGTGACTCGCCTTCGCTTTCTGCCCTAACGATGTCCTCAAGATGATGTTCTTCCTCTCTTGTTCCGCTATGAACTGAAAGATAGCACGATAGATATTGGCAAGCCCGTCCTCCTCGTCAAAGTCCTCCTGAACCGATACCAACCTTACATTGCTTTGTGAAAGCTTATACGATGAGTAAAAGTAATACTTCATGTCTCTCGCAGCACGGTCATTCTTGAATACAATCACACAATCTATCTCGCCGGGGCAAGTGATTAACTCGTTCCATATCGGGCGTGTGTCATCCGTTCCCGATGCGTATTCTTCCCGTACCTCTATTAACTCAATATCGTTCTCGGCACAATAGGTCTCTATTTGTTTCTTCTGCACCTCTATGCCGAACCTATCATCTCCCGCCTGTGCCTTCGTGGACACCCTTACATATCCTATACCTTTCATACCCAATACTCCCTCTCCTCTTTACTCATCTTATCCTTCAGTAATTCTATGTTTGCTTTGGCTAAATTAAGGAGTTTCCTCTCCATTGCTTTGTGATCCGCTGCCTTCTCTCTCTTACATACCGAACACACATTGTCTTTTGGAATGCGATAGTACACCCTCTCCATCTTGCATCGGGGACACTCGCTGATGTATGCCTTTCGCCCCGTCTTGAAATACTCCGTGTAGTATTTAGTCTCCTTCATAGTCACTCCATTTTCTCTCTTCTTCCCTATACATCTTTAACAAATCGGGAAACTCGTCCAAATAAGGTCTAAATGTGAGTGCATCGTAATTATCTTTGCACCCTGCTACGCTTAATAAGTGAATCCTGCAACCCAAAAAAACCTTATTGGGAATAACCCACTCCTCTAACTCCTCAAAAGAAATGACATTCCCTCTTGTTACATACCCCGATGAATAGTTAACAAATTGAAGCCCCCATAATATCTCATTAAACCTTTTCCGTTGCGACTTTGTTGGACGTATCCAATACACATATTGGTATAGGTCGTCAATGTCAAAACTCCTTCTATCGTGGTCATAAAAATCTCTCGCCGCATTAACTATCTTTTTCTCTAACGGCGTCAGCTTTCTACTTGTTACTATCTCTATGTCGGCTTCCAATACCTTTAAGATACTCGGTATATCTCGGCTTCCCTCTTTGATTTTCTGG